AGCCCCACCAGCAGCCGCCGTGTTGCTCAGCGACATTGAACCATCAATGAATGAATTAAAAACATTTATTGATAATTTTGCTAGCAACTTTGAAACATTGCCGCATGTTGTTGTCAACATGCAGGAAACCTTTAATCGGTTGAATGCTGACTTTGTTCAGATGACAAGAAACGCAACTGTTGAGCCAGAACAGTTAGAAAAGTTTGCTGATGACATGGCTAAGTTTAATCGGGACAATCTTGGGGCGTTCCGAATGAACAATGACATACCAAAGAAACCTGTTTCGGAAGCTGTTTATCCTAAATGGTATAACGAAAGCAATGAACGTTTTGACAATATTGTTGGCGCCGTCAATGGCGACAACAAATCTGCTGAAAAGCTAAACGAATCTTTAGATTATCTAAAAGTAAGGATTGAAGCAAAACTTGGCGAAACGCTGCCCGAAGAACCCAAAGGTAGGTTGGTTCGTGGTATTTCTGGGAGCAAAGTTACGCCAGAAATGCAAGCAAAAATATCTAAATCAATACTTGAAGAAGAAAAAACTATTCGTAGCAAAAGATTAAATGTTGTTTCCAAAATAGTACAACGTTGGAATGCGGCTAGAGAAGCCGTTGACAAAGCCAACCAAGTTGGCGTTGTTAGCAGTAAGAAAGTATTTCCAGGTCAAGCACAGCTTGAATCTGGTCCTGTTAAAAGTTTTAATACTTTAAACGATTTTCAAGTCATTGACCAAGTTTTTACCCCCGACCAAAGGGTTGCTCGTGCTGTTGAAGCTGGCTTTGAAGTTGAGAATCTTGTGCATTTCAATGAGTCGCTTATTGAGTTGAAGGATTATGCTGACGAAATTAAAACGGCAAATATTGGGTTGAGTGTTACTGACGAGCAAATTGTTGAAGTTGTTACGAGGCATGCGCGTCCGCTTTGGCGGAACGCTACATCTGCTTTAAACAAAGTTGAATCGCAACGTTTAGGTTTGCAAACATTACGTCAAAATAGTGCAATAGACGTTGATGTGGCGGTTAAACAGATTGACAACATCATGGGCGAAGTAGATGCTGTTGGTAAATTTCTTAGAAGCAACTATAAATTAGATGCTTTTGTTGACCCTAAAAATGTTAACAAACGAAATATCGTAAGTTTGAAAGACCCGTCATCTTCCAAAATTACAACTCGGGATATTGAAACGTATTTCAATATACAGTTAGGCGACGCAATCAATACCGGTGTTTTAGATATTAAAGCACAAAAATATAAAACAAGAATTGAGTTTTTGGAAGACTCATCAAAACTAGGACAAGACGTCAAAGAGGTTTTGTTTCCTGTAAATAAAACAAAAACTTTTAAACAGTTAAGTGCCGAAGTTGAAAGCCAGCCTGCTGTCATTAAGCACAACAAAGAATATAAACAGGGTCCAGTAAGCGTTGTTCAAAAACAACGCAAAACAGAACTTGAGGGCCTTCCGAACACAATGGTCAGAGAGTTTGTTGGTTATCTCAAAAACCAAAAAAGCAGGGCTGAAAAGTTCAGGGAACGTATTAAAAACAATATTGCACCCAAGGCTGCTGCTGCTCAAAAAGATTTAGATGAGTTTGACCTTATTCACCAAGAAGCAATAATTGGGTGGACGAACGATGTTTTGCAGGCACTCAACCCCCGTGTTTCTCCACGTCAACGAACAGTTCCTGGTTACTCCATTGACGGTCCACTTATTGAAGGATATTTGCGTGCCAAGGTAAGACAACACTTTCCTGCCCAAATAGGTTTTTATGAGGAGTTTGTGCAAGAAAACAAAACTGCTTTTGATTTTCTTGCCAGTCTTGCGGTGGCTGACAAGACGGGCCCAATGACTGATTTTGATTTCCGTATCGGTATTGCCATGCTGCAAAAAGAATATATTAAACAAAAAGGTACTGGCGTTTTTAGACAAAACGCTTTCACCCAAATCATTGAACAGTTTGATAGCGCTGGAAGACCAGGCATTTTTTCTAAACCAATAGACGTAACTTATGAACAGTTTTTTGATGTTGTTACGCACACATTGGGTGTGAAGTTTATAGATGACGTCAACTTGGCTGTTGCGCCAACTCGTTTTGATTTGATGGAAAAGGTTGCTAGACAAAACGAATATGCTTCACGATTGCTTTCTAAAGCAATCGTTGCCGAGCAAGAGTATTTGACTGCAACACCAAACAATGTGTTTGCGAAACTTCGTAACCAGCCATTGCAACCAAAAACTATTGCAGAACCAACAACCAATTTTGGTTTTAGGGCTAAGCAGATAGCTATGGAAGAATCAGATTTTTATCCGTTTGCTAAATCTCAAGAAAAACGTGCTAACACTTTGTTGGCGTTGAAAGATTTGGATGCCGACAAGATTGATTGGACTCTTGGTGGGCGTACACAGTTGATGATGAAAGGTCAACCTTTTTCTATTAGTCCAGAAAAATGGGCGTTGATAGTTAACACAAAGAATTTGTCTGGTTTGCCGGGGGATGAAATTGATTATATTTTGTCTTGGTTGAGGGAAGACAATGTTAAGCAAATAGTTCTTGGTGAAGATTTTGCCAAACTTGGCCCCAACATTTCTGATGAAGAAATGTTGAGCAGGTTTGTTAACCATGTTTATGAAACGCAACCTCAAGCGGTTGCTTCTGATATTGCAAAGAATTCTCGTGCACAGTCAATTAATTCGGTTTGGAGCAAGGCTGATGCAAGTAAGTATTTGATTGAGATTGACAGACTTAAGCAGATTAATCGAGCTAACGCTGCTGCGCAACAGGCTCAGGACCCTGTGCGCGCCATTGATTCAATAGTTTCAGAGTCCCAGTCTTTGTCCAAGAGACGTGTTGAAGAATCGGTCAACATTCGTCAATGGGCTGATGGTTACGGCACGGACACAGATGATGTGTTGAAAGAACTTGTTGAAACCAAAAAACGGATGGAAGAACAGTTCTTGAGCGAGTTTGAACCGTACACGGAAGCAACCCGTCCGCAACGCAAACTAACCGGTACAGGTAAACCCGACGAAGAATATGTGCGGTTAAAGCTTCAGGATGTGCCCGAATCTGTTTTGAATGGTCCTTTAAACGAGCTTAATGAATATGTGTTTAATCTTACGGGGCAAGCCTATGGTTTGATTGAACGATTCAATTTGCGGGTTGACGCCCTTGATGGTTTGTTTAAAGCTACACCAGATGAAGTTGCTCAGTTAAGTGAGCAACGTTTGTTGAAAGAGATTGAAGTTCTTCAAACTTTGAAACGAAACAAGATTGACACCAAGGCGACAAAGGGCAAAATTGATGACCTTATTCGTCAGCGTAGAAGAATATTGGACACAAGGGACCCACAGGCAGCTAAAGACGCAGCGGAAGCTATAGCAAAAGATAGAGCAGAAATGGGTCCTGATTGGCGCAACAATTTGCTAAGCAAACCTGAACAGGCTGCGATGCGCCAACAGATTGACCAAATAGTTAATCCTGTTCCGGACCCAGAATTTATTGGTGCTGAACGTATAGGCGAAATAGGGGAACGTTTCTACCAGAGGGCTGCCGAAGGTCCTGCGGGCGCTGCGGTTATAGGTGAGGGAACTTCTCCTCAAATGTATCAACAACGTTTGCCTGATTACGAAACACGTTACGAATACAACCCTGATACAAGCTACGACCAACAGCCATTCAAATATGGAAAGCCGTCCACTGACCTTCCATTAGCGGAACAGCGTGTGACCATAACGCCACAGGAAATTGAGGAAACAATTAGGGCAAATGAAATGAAAACACTTGCCCACAATTTTGACCTTTTAACTCAAAATGTTTCCAACCAAGTTAAACAAGCAAAACTTAATTCTGCGCCAAAAGGCAACGCAGCAAAAGTTGCAGCGGATGTCAACATAGTTGACACCGCAGCGTTGGAACAAATAGAGAACGCCAAACAGGCTTTAAAGAACGCACAGAAAACTGGTGCGCCCACACCAACGGAAGATGTGCTGATTAACATTGGCGTACAGCAAGCAGAGATTTTGAATACGGTGGCTGATTTGCCAACCGAAACAGTTGAGGCAAGGTTGATGGACGGTTTGTCTGGAAACATGAAACCAGTGTCCGTTGTGAACGCTGATGGTAGCGTCACACAAATACCTGTTCCTGATGCCTCAACAATGGTCCAACAAACTTTGCGAGATGGATGGGTGCGTTTAAGTGAATATTTCCCAAACATTGCTGTCACAAAAGAATTTAAAGAGCTTTGGGACAACGCAAAATACCTTGAAGACCCACGAGTTATTAAAGAACTAACAAGATACATCGGTGGGTTCACAAAATTCCATAAAGCTTACGCAACTTTGACCCCAGGTTTTCATGTTAGAAACATTATTGGTAACTCGTTTCAATATATTTTAGCTGGTGGAAAAATAGAAAACCTTAAACCTGCATCAAAAATATATTTTGATTGGATTTCCGCATACAAAAAAGGTAGCACGTGGGAAGAGTTTGTTGGCGGTCTTGACGAGATAGACCGTGTTGCGGCTGATACTGCAAGGAACGCAATGTTGGGTTCCGGTGGTGGTATTTATGGTGATTTGTTTCACGAAGTTATTCGTGGGAACAAAATTTACGATAACCGTGTAACAAGGTTTTCTCGTAAATATGGTCAAATGTCTGACAACATGTCACGATTCATTTTGGGTTTTGACAGCGCAAAACAAGGTATGGATGCGGGTACAGCTACGGCAAGGGTAAGAAAGTTTTATTTTGATTACGAAGATTTGTCGCAGGCCGACAGGTTGATGAAACAGTTTGTTCCGTTTTGGATTTGGAGTTCACGCAACTTACCATTGCAACTCGAAAACATGTGGTTGAATCCTAAGCCGTACGCAATTTATAATAGTTTTGTTCGCAACATCCGCGACAAAGAAGCAGAAGAATATCAACCACTACCTTCGTTCTTACAAGAAGTGGAAGCGTTTCAACTTCCAGGAGTTGGTGCCTATGCTGCACCGGATTTAAATTTTACAAGAATTCAACAACAGTTGTCACAGTTGGCCAACCCTAAAAAGCTTGGTACGAACCTTAACCCTGTGTTTAGGCTTCCAGCTGAACAGGTTATTGGGCAAAATTTATACAATGATAAAGCAATAGAATCAACCCAGGATAGATTAGTTAATCTTTTGCAGGGACTTGTTGTACCTGTAGCAACTGGCGACCGTTTGTTAAACTCTTACGGCGACGCCAAGATTAATGCTTGGCTAGGGTTCTTTGGTTCACCAGTAAGAAAACGAAAGGCAGAATAATATGAGAGCAAAAAAAACATATACAGGCAACAAAGATGGGTTGGCATCTGGTGAAAAACCAGGATTAACCGAATTGGTTAAGCACTTGGTTTACTTAAGTGGTGGTGCGTTGTGGAACAACGGCACCTTCGTCAATAGACCCAAAAGGGGTTCTGAGAGCCTCTCTGTGCACGCTACAGGCAGGGCGGTGGACCTTAGTTATCGCAAGACCCCAACAAAGGGTTTGCGTAATGGTCGTGCTGCAGCCGAACACATGGCTGACTTTCTGGTTCGTCATGCAGACGAACTTGGTATTGAATTAGTTTTGGATTATTTCCCAGAGCCACACGGTCGTGGCTACAACTGGACCCGTGGTACTTGGCAGAAATACACCAAGCCGACAATACATGGTGCGCCAAAAGGTGATTGGTTGCATGTTGAATTGAGTCCTCAATGGGCTGACTCTAAACAGAAGGTTCGGGATTCGTTTCTGAAGATATTTCCGCAGGCTCAATAAACTCGTAAACCTCGGCTCGTTGAGCGAACTTGCCTTGCAAGTATCGCTCAAATTCTTCTTTATCACCGTACATTTTGGCTTCACTCAGAATCTGTAGTGGGGCTACGTACACAATCATGTCATAAGGGATTGCCATAATCCCACAGCAATTACCCCCGTCTTGGTCAATTGTGGACGCAACGTGAATGTAATTGTTGTTGTAGGCAACAATGTAACCAATAGAAATGTTTGGGGTTTCGGGCTTGGGGTTGTAGTGCTCAACACTCATCCACTCATCTTCCGAGTAGGCGTCGTCCCAAAGTACAATTACTGGCCTCATTGTGGTTCTCGTTTCCATAACTCTTGCTGTGCGACGCGGAGTTCCGCGCGCATAGCTTCCAATATGATTTCCAATTCTTCTACTCGGTCACGAAGATAGCGTTCTGTTTCTGCTTGTGTTTCTGATGGTTCATTTTGCATACGGGTCTATCCCTTCGTCTTCTAAATGTTCTTCAATTGTACCAATAAGAGCATCTAAAAATCCCATTATGTGCATCCATGCTTCTATGTTTCCTTGCGTTCCATAATGATAAGCGCGACATAATCTTATGGCGCTGTCGTTAGTAGCAGATAAAACAACATTGACTCCATTGTCTAGGTTCTGTTGAAGACTTTTTGCTTTTGATTCTATTTCTTCAACTTGTTTAGCAGGAATAATGTCGTATATCCAACCGTACGACTCTTCACTTGACATGTTTTTTCTTTTTGTTGTGAACATATAAACAATTTGTTTGCAAACCATTTTCAAGAACTCCTTGACCGACATCAATTGGCCCATAATGTTTTTCCAGTATTGCTGCAATTTCTTTTGCTGTAACCGGCATTTCAAATCCAATCACTAACTGACTCGTTCGCATAATTCTCTCCTAATTCCAAATGAAATGTTTCGTCGTTAAGCATCAAAGCTATTACACAATAGCCCACTATGTCTCGTAGCGTATCAAGCAACGATTCATTTTGTGCTTTAGATTTTTTGGATTTAAGATTATTTAAACGCTCAATCTTGTCGGACAAACGCACAAGGACGCCCTTAAGACCAAATGCTGTTATGTTGCCATGACCATAATCATGTTGTTTAGATACCAACAAAGAACACATTTCGCCAGAATCCCAAACACCGCGTAAACGTAATTCTTGAATTGCTTCAATACCTATTTCGGTCCACAACAAAGACACAGGTAAATCGTCGCTGTCAAACAAACATTTTTTTGCCGATTCGCAAAGACGCATAAGTTTTGCGTTGTTAGTTTCCATTTCTTCTGTAGCAAATGATGCAATGTGCATAACCCATTGACTTGCTGATTGTTCCCATGTAGTCACCACTCTGACCTTCTTTCTGATTAGTGGGTGCATTGTTAATAGCTGTTGTAGTTTAGCATAGGCATTGTTCTTAAGACGCCACGCATGAGGCTTGGAAACGCCAAGGCGTTTACCAAGCTGCTCGTAAGAAAGAAACTCACTGTTAACTGCGTTCACAATGAACTGGTCCTGTTCGTCAAGCTGTTCAATGCACATTGCTACGGCTTCGCGTAGCGGTTGTAGTTCTTCTACTGATTCTTCTACCACATCGGACACAGAAAGCATTAACGCTTCCATCGCCGTTTGTGGACGCTGTTTATTTAAATAAGTAGATGAAAAGACGTAATTGTCTTGGGGAATGTCATTCTTTGACATCGTCGTATGCGGAATCGTAGAGGAGTTGTGAAACTTCCTCTGGCAACAACAAATAACCCTTCGCTGGATTATTTGTGCCTTCCGCAAACAACCTAATTCTTGACTTTGGTAACATTTTTATATAACGCTTTAATCTTTCCGTGGACACCACTATCATTGCTTGGTTCATAGTATACACATAAACCCACCACTCTGCTTCGGTTATCATAATGCCTGACGGTTTCCACCCATGTTTACGAGGGTTTTGGGCTATTTCTACCACCATTTTCCCGTTGCGATACCGGTCAGATTTGACTTCAAATGACCCATTAACAATTCCTTGCAGGAATTGTTTAACTTGGTCTTCGCCCTGTTTGCCAAACTCTAAATCTTTTTTAAAGTTTGGTTTAGGAATATCCCATCTTGACTCTTTCATTTTTTCCTCAATTCCAAACTGATGATTTGTTTGTCGTCTGTATACGCTACACCATTCAACGCATCAAGTATGGCTTTAGCATAATTATCAATATCGCCACGCAATTTAGATGGATTACGTTTGGGTTTCAACTCTTTAATAGTTATTTCTGTTTTGTCTTTATCAAACACAAGTGTGATATGTAGCGGTCCTTCAGCAAACGCAACACCCGAATATGCTTCTGAAATTTTTTTCTCGTATTCTCTGGTTTCTTTAGGTGTGTAAGTATGGCCAGAACGAGTGCTACGAGGACGTTGTTTAGAACGTGGTTTAATGTTGAAAGTCTGTTTGTGTATCATTCGCCGTATACGTCAGCAATAATTTTTGTTAAATGAATTTCTCCATCAACTCTGGCATAAAATTTACCCCATTGCATATCTGCACGTTTAAGCACCCCGTATGCGAGGGGTGCTGGTAACCCATCAGACCTAAGACGATAAGCAAAACGCACCAACGTACTTGAACGGTCAGAACCTTTTAATGGTCCTTCAGCCAACATTCGATACGTATAAGGATTCAACACCGTTTTTGCAACCTCTAAAGCCATTGCTTCTGTGTCCGTATTGAAAACAGCAGGCTGTTTGGGAACGTACAATTCGGCTAAAGGCTCTAACAAACTTGTTGACGTTCTATTATTTGTTGCATCAACAACAAACTTTTCAAGCGATATCGGATTATTATTTCCATCCAGCATAAAACGTTGTTTATTTAACTCAAATAACGCACCAGGATAAGGTAGGCGTACATAGTTGCCATAACCTGACGCAACTTCTTGTTTGGGATTTATTTCTTTTGCTGGAACTTTAACTGCTGCATGGGCGGCGAGTAAAGCTCGCCGCATAATTTTTGCGTCCACAGGTGCTTCAGCAAACACCCAAACATGGAAACCTTTAACAGTTTGCTCAACCCAACTTTTGATATTTTTTATTTGCAAAGCTAGTTGCAAATTTAAAGCCTGGTCTATGTCGTTTACATCAATATCTGAACACCCCCACCAAACAGTACTGTTTTCCATCATTGGGTAAATACCAATATATTCTTGACCCCATAAATGTTTTGTGAACGAACCAAGAGTAACAGGCTGTTTAATACAGCCACCTTCCCATGAACCATACACATCTGTGCGACCCGCGAACAGTTCGGCAAATAATTGTGTTGTATTAGAATTGTTGTCCATGAAGATTTCTTAAATACTGTTTGGGCAAATCACCATTATGCAACGGTGTTAATTTGCCGGTTGCTAAGTCTATTTCATAATCAATATCATCAACAAGTTGACCCGCTGGACGTTTGTTTTTCAACAAACTTACAGTCACCGTGTATTCGTGAATACGCAAATTATAACGCAACTCATCTAAACGTTCAATAAGTCGTTCAGAATGTGCACGGTCAAGTTTAAGATTTAATTCATTTATTTCAGCGATAATAGAATATTTTTTGCGCCTAACACCAATAATAGAAGTTGCTTGTTGTTCGCCACCATAAGCACCCGAAGACATACTCAGTTTTTTGCCTTCATCACCTGAACCACGCGAAGTTTGATGCAACACCAACATTGGTATGTCATGTCTTCTACCAAATGATTTCAAAAATGTTGCTTTATCTGGCACAGTTTCACCAGCATCCACCAAGTCAAGATAGTCAACAACTACAAGGTCGGGTATTTGACCCCACACATCACACACTTCATTGTATGCGCGTTCCATATCAAGAGCATTTAAAGGCTGGTCAAATACAGTTAAGTTTGGGAAATCTTCTTCAGCCGTCTGTCTCAATAAATCAATGGCTTCTTGGTCGTCAGACGCAACACGATGTTCAAGTTCTCGTGCATCAATGTTGTGTCTAATGCACGTTAATTTAGTCAAAATAAGTTGACGTGGTTCATCCGGAATAAACAAGGCCACATGTTTATCGCGATTAAATTGCAACGAATGCAACAACATTAAAGTTTTACCACCATGCGAATAGCCAATCATCATCGCTAATTCACCAGACGCAATGCCTCGCATCTCCGTATCTATTTGTTGCAACCCTAAATGAATTCGTTCTTGTGGACTTTGAGCCCAACGAACAAACGAATGTGCAGCTTCAGCCAAAGGTTCATACATTCTGTATTCTGTAGGTGGGCTTACAGTTAGAGGGTCAGGCACCTCATCTGGAGTTGCCTGACCCTCTACCGTATTCCAACCCGCAGAAATTTGTTCTGCGGTCAATTTCATTATCGTGTTCTTGGTGCCCAGTAAGCTTTATCGGCATCAACGGCTTTGAACCAAGGCCGTTTAGGGTTAACAGACAAACCGTCACGATTGTCGTACACCTTAGTTACACCATCGCGCTTACATGCTTTGATAAGCCAATCTGGCAAATCACCATGTTGTTTTCCAACAATCTGCAACGACCCAATTTCACGGCCTTGAGAACCGTTTTCGGAATTACCCGAAATAGTCGTTGCATTAAATGTTTCTTTTGCCATTTCATAAATTTTTGCATCGTTTGATGTTGATTGTGCGTCAATTGATTCAAAAATAATTTCTTTTACACTTGTAAACAAAGCAGCAAATTCTCCGAGTTTCAAATCGGTTTCTGCTGTTTTGTCAACCAAATCAGCCGCAATTTTGGCGGCAACTTGGGTAATAATTGCTCTATCTTTATCCATTGTTATCTCCTATTTCGTTGTCGGGCTCACTTATGTGAGCCCCTTTGCATATTGACCACCATGGACACCAGCGTTGCGAACACAGGTAATGTTGGTCATTTATTAGCCAACGTTCATCCGTTGGCGAATCCTTATCTTTCATCATAGCACATGCTGTCGCAACAGCTGATGCAGCTTGTTTAATAACAAAATCAAAATGCGCTTTAGTGCGATTCACCGAAACAATTTGACCATAATGATTATTGACTCTTATCATTACACCAAATTTAAAAATAGAATCTTCACGCAACACCCCAAGTTTTGCTCCAGCATAACTATAAATAGAAGACTGAATATCTTGAGTTTGTTTTTCTAAAATAGAATATTTACGGGCAGCTGTTTTCCAATCCCAAATACCATTTTCATGCAAATAATCCATAGTCCCTTCAAACCACAATTCCATACCATTTACCAATGTGTTAGTTGGTACAGCAAAAGGCACTTCTGAATTACCACCAATAGGGACTTTAGGGTAAATGTCTTTAACCCAAGCTTCTGTTAAACCCAACACATGGTTATGCCATGAATCAGGATTTACATTAGTGTGGTTTACACCAACACTTTCAAGTTCTTTAAATTTAATAAGCGAAATTTCGGGGGCATCTTTTACGGACACACCTTTAGCTAACACAGCTTCAATGCCCGCGTGCACAGCAGTACCAATAGCGGCACTATCGTTTTGCGTTTTAAACTCGGGTTGCACGACTGCAAGTCGTGCTCTTTCCGGACACAACAACATATCTTTCAACCAGGATTGTCTAACAAAAACCCTGTTTGTTTCTTTGTCAATTCTCATTAGACCCTTCCTTAAACCGTTTCTGAACCTTACCACGCCGACCCTTCGGTTGGCGTGGTACTTCTTCTTGTGTACGTCCCCCCGCTATCAGGTCTCCGCTGCCCCCCTGAAGGGGGATTATATAAAAACACATTTGTGTACGGTCTGTCAAGGATTTAGGTTCAACACCAATACCCCACACTACATTCGCCATGGAAGCCACCCATTACCGTGTTTTTCATTAGCATAAAGCCATATTAAACGCGCTGACAACAAGTTAATTCGAGGCTGAAACAACTGTTCACAGTTCTCCAACACCCCAAAAGCCTGCAAGTATCCAGACGGATACAAATCAGATGGTTTACACCAAAAAGCATTAATTTGCATAAGGCCATACGAACCACCATTTGGGTCTTCGCTATAATGAACAGCCGTATAACAACGAGATTCTCGGTGCATAATTTGGTCAAGCATTGCCAAATCTTTTTCTTGCCAACCTGTGTCAGCAGCCAACTGTGCCCATTGAGGACATAACATATTATTTGGCAATTTAATAATATCTTTTGGTACAATAAAAACAGGCTCAACCGGCTCAACAACCACATCAAAAGATGTGGTTGTTTCATTAGGTGGTCTTGGAACAGCGTTGCTGTAATTTGCAAGTTTAGGCGGTGTCAAAAACCAAACAACACCCGCAACACATACAGCACCTATAATAAATCGTTTCAACATTTTTGACTCCTAATCAAATAGACGTTTTCTGGGTTTACGTTCAGAACCAAATACAACACCACCCCAAACACCTATACAATGATGTTTGTAAGCAAAGTTGTAACATTCTTTTTGAACTTTACATTCACTGCAAATTTGTTTAGCGTTATAAACATTTGTGCCAGGACCACTAGGAATTTTACCTTTAGAAACCGCAGGAAAAAACCATTCACTGGGACAATTTTTGCAGTTAGCATTAGCATAAATAGGTGTTAACTCATCAAACATTTCTTCACTAAGTATTTGTTCATGTTTTGTTTTATCCATCACCAACCACCCATTTCTATAAATGATTTACCACCAATATCCCAACCTGCGTCGCGAAGCAGTTGCGACATTATCTCGCAACCAGCTTCACGAACATAAGAACGGAACAGTTCTTCTATGTCTTCCAACGCAATTGCTTGCATCACACCTTTGAGGTGTGGCATACATTGTTCTGCGTCACTTAATTCAAACCCAACGCTTATTGCTGTCATGATATCTCCTTTAGTGTTTTGTGATTTGGTTAATCATGAATATTGTTGCTGCAATAAACACGATTACTCCGATTGTGAACGTCATGGCATTTCCTTTATTTGTTCTTTCAACCATACCGTGCATCTTTCGGCCCATAAATTTATTTCAAACAATTCATCATCATCGTATGGGCGACCTGGCGATTCATAATCGCCAAGTGTTTCTTGTAGATAATCAATTAATCCAAGTATGTCATTTTTTGTTGTTGTCATTTGTTTTTTCCTTGTCTATGTGTTCAACGACATCACGGAACTTGGTTGCGTAACGATTGAAAATAATATTTATTTCTTGGTCCGTAAACACAACACCCTTATCTGCGAACACAGAAACAAATTCATTAATGACATTAGTTTGTTTAACTTCATTATCGTATTCTTTTGTTTTGTCACTCATTGATACTCCTCAACTTCTACATGTTCTTTGTTGTAATATCTACCTTCAATCAGGTAAATATGTCCATCAAGACGCAACATATCTAACCTAATTTTTGTTTCACTCATTTTCAATCGGTCATCAGACCTAGCACACTCAACAAGCGTCAAACCATGTTCTGAATTAGAAATACGTTCAAACAACTCCCGCATATGCAAACTGATGGTTTCCAACATATTTAATTTATTTACATATTGCCGATGATAATGTTTTGCATCAGTATAATTTTTTACTTTAATAATCATTACACATCACTTTCTATCCCAATTTCATTTTGAAGCCGAGCTGTAACACGCTCAACAGTTTCATCAATTGCACCCACAGTCACATTGTTGATAGCCCGTTGCAACAAAGTATTAAAACGCGCATCATCCATCAACATCCCAACAACTTGAGTTTTGATAGAATCAACAAGATATGTATAATTAATATTGTTTGCAATTGCGCCATAAAGATTGTTGCCGAATGGTGAATCTTCCAACAATTTTTCCATAATTGACTGACCGATATCAGAAGCCAACCCATTTGCAATCATCAAATCCACCCTATTTTGAGTATTTGCGTCCACAATTGCAGCAACTTCCGAAACCATTCTTCCATAAGATTCAACATCAACCTCAAACCTAACTTCACCTTCTGATTGAATTCTAAACGGCATTACTTACCTCCTTGTTTATTTAAATAAATTTCATACACAGCTAAATCCACAAAAATTTTTTCCCAATTTTTATCTTTACGAGCAACCTTGCGACGCAACTTTTTGCGTCGCTTATGATTAAGGCCACCATTTTTCTTTTTAGACATAAACACTCCCATCAATTTTTGGTACATCAACTAAACCATTTTTAACGCCATACCTAGACGACTGTGCATCACCCCAATAGAAATAACTTTGACCATACTCGTAATGTTCCCAACAATTACAAGTATCACCACCACAAGCCATACATTTTCTACACTCACCACAATGAGTCGCAGAAAACTCATCAAGAGGGTCATAAAAATACATAGCACCACAATTGTGACACGTAGCTTTAGCTGGCAAATCAGGCAAATATTCAGTAAAAGTTTTAATAACCTCAAGAGTTATACCATCCGGATACAACTCATCTTCCAAATACTCTTGAACCTCATTCCAATTATTGTCATCATAATCATCAACTTCAGCCAAAGAAGCTTGCTGTGGTAAACTTAAATCATCATCCCATCCATCACCATAATAATCATCACTCAACCAAGCAGACTTATATGACGAACCATAACCATGCGCATAACCGCTGTAAGCGTTATACGATGTGTACGTAAAAGTTTTGTATGAAGAATTAGAAAACCAAACGTCATCAACCCAATGACCCAAAGACTCATTAATTATGTAATAATCAAATTTAGTATTAGGGTCAGCAGACAAAATAACAATTTTGTTACCAGCAGCCCATTCGGCTACAGCATCAAAATCCGCTTGATTATCTAACGCTTGCACACCACCAATAGCTGGCAAAACTAACTCTGCAAACATACGAGTATCAGAACGATTATCGTTAGCTGGCATAGCCAACGGCAAAATGCCGTTGTGCGCAAGCACAGCTTTACCATCATTAACAACAAAAGGATGACAATTATCAATATTTGTTGTTCCATGAGTAGCAATCCTGAAATGCCACAAAGCAACACCAGAATACGTTTTACGCAAATCCTCCCATCTCAACCACAATTTACCAAAATCCATATCCTTATCATGAATAATCCCAAAATGAGTATGAATAGCAAAACCAAAACCATCAGGATTACTGATAGCAGCTTTTTTTGCATGCTCATACTTCAACTCAGCATTTTCTTTAATAAAAGTTAACAAACACATAAAATTACCTTTCTATTTATCATCCGATATATCTTCCCAACCAACAGGTTTACTAACCACACGACGTTTATGCAAACGCTCAACAAAATGCGGATACAAACCAGCATTATCATGAGCAAACTCAGAGAAAACATCAAACTGATACAAAGCATTACGCTTAATAATTGTTTGATAATCCAACTCTTTTGTGAACGCCCACAAACAATGCGTAAACTCAAAATAAGAAATCAAAGTTTCAAAACGCAAAGACGGCTTAAAAATACGCAACTCATGCGTATTACAATTAGAACGATTAACCGCAAGATTACGTTCCATAGGACCAGGAACATAACCACCATCTTTACGCACACCCTTAACAACCTCAAGAATATTAGGTTTATTATCATTCCAATAATCACTACGAACATTAATAAACGACTCAAGATTAAACCGAGCATACTCAGAATTCCTACCAACAAACTTAACCAACTTAGCTTTATTCCTAAAAATAAAATAAATAAACTTCATCTCATGCTTAGCATTAACAAAACTCTTTTTCTCAATATGAATATGGAAACCACAATTGGAAGCATCCCACGCACGCCAACCAGCTTTACGCATATCTTTAACAGCAGACTGCCAATCCTCTGAATGATTATGCACATAATCAAGTTCCATAGCATGACTAACCATCTCAAAACCATTATGAATACTGCAATCATCCTTGCAATAAATAAGACCATTAGTACGACTAGTAATTAACTCAGCCCACTCATACCTGTTTTCATCTTCAGGACACTCACCTTCCAACTCGCAACCCATATAAGGACGATTCAAGACAAGACCTTTATAATTAAAAGTTTCAGGTTTAAATCCATGATTACCATCATCATGATAAAAACGTGTACGAGGTTTAGTGCTATAACTCAAAATAGAACCAGATTCATTTTCAAACGGCTCATCTTCACTTTCAAAAGAATGTTCATAACATGATTCACACCGAACATCATCTTCGTCATAATTAAAAAACCTAGAAGCAATAGGAATATCATCACCACAATCACAACAAGTTAAATCAGGATTATCTCTATTAATAGGCATACATTCCTTTCTGAACAGTTGATATAAACAAATAACATGAAGAGCGAAGCGCCCTACGCGAAAGCGGGGGCGCGAAGCTCAAAAACAGATTTAAACAAACAAAAAAACGCAACACCCGAATCTTGCACAAACCCAGGCAAAAAATAAAAAAATGCAACACCCGAACAATTGAAACCCGGACCGAAAACATGTGACCAGAACCCGTTAGAGGCTCTGGTGTTGGTGTTGGTGTTTCCCAAGCGACAATCGTGCGGGATATAGTGGCGCGTATTGTCGCTGTCAAATACAAAAAAATCTTATTTTTTTTATTTGACCCAAAGCGACAATGACGAAAACCGCAGTTTTCCATTTGTTTTAGAAACGAAATGAGAGAGCCCTTCACGGGCCCTCTCACTTCGCAGAGTTGCATTACTTAGCTACCGAAGTACCAGCAACCAAACCAACTCTCTTACCAACGTTATTGATAGTGCCAGCAAGATTTACTCGCTGCTGAGGATTACTCAACGAAACCTCAATACCATCTTTAACATAACTACGCTTCAGCGGACCAGTACCAATGACATGTTCAACCTCAAGAATTGAACCTTCCTCAATACCCAACTGAGCAATCAACGCAGGTTTCATATACTCAAACTGACTCACACCGTTTTGCAACTGGAATGTGACAGCACAATCACCATACTGACCTGGTTGAGATATCTTATACACAGTTAACTTTGTCCAATTTTCCATTACCTTCTCCTTTATTGATATGTTGATATGTTTATTACTAACAGCGTTTTGAGCGCTCGCGCGTGCGTGGGCGCTCAAAACGCGTCTATGTGTTTCACCACATTGACATTCTCTATTTACGGGAACATACCAATGTGTACGTTCACATAAAACTTCATTACTAGACTGCGCAGCAATAGTGCCCTCACGCTCATGTTGAGAATCAGGTTCACCTGACATATTCAACATAGGACGCAACTCATCAGGGTCAGTCCCCGACTCGTCACCACGCATATCAATTTCTAACGCAATATCAGACTCAGGTTCCTGAACCACACCATAATCATCAAGTGACTTAGGTTCAGCAGGTTCCAACAATCTTTCTAACGGAATATACACAGACTTCATAACCCTCCATCTATAGTCAAGTGAACCGTGCGCGCGTATGCGTGCGCACGGTTCACGACAACCACTAGTAATAAATAACGTCAGATTGCGAATAATGATAATCAAAAATAAGAACAGCCAACTGCGCTGGACTCATCTGACGCAAATCATCGCTATCATTTTCCCACTTACACATAACAGTGTCAACTGCCAAGTCACGCAAAGCCTGTACTTGAGCAAGTTGCTTACTGTACTTTTCATAAATATGTTCATCAAGATGACCACAAACATTATTACGCATTCTCGCAGTCTCAGCATCCGTCGGAAACGGATACACAAAACCAGGAGCATTAGTCGCATAGATACCACTAACTGTGTCTAAAAAAGACATAACTTTCCTTTCATGTACGGTTGATAATGACAGAAGAAAGAGCAAGGAAATTCATTCCAAACCTCTCTTCACAAAAAAGAAAACAAACAACAACCCATACCTCCCACAAACATAAACATTCCTCTGTCGCTCGGTTGGGTGCACGCAGCGTTGGTTTGGTTTTGTTTTGTTTTGGTGTTGGTGCTGTTGGTTGTTGTTGTGCGCACACATGAACCCAGGGAGGGGGATAGCAGGGGGGGTACGTACCTACTTACACATACCACCGGCACAAGCCAGAGCCATCTGGACTATTTTTTAAAAGTGGGGGTACCTAGCAAACAAATAGGGTGCCTTAAAAATTTTTATAGTGTTTGTAGATTTGTTTCGCGCCGTTTTACCTTTGCCACACAGGCTTTTGCGCAATATAGGATACCTTTGTATTCGCGGATTATGGCGCGTTTTGTTTTTTTGCCGCATTCTGAGCAAACGTGGTTTGTGTCTGGTGTCAAACCAACGTAGAGTGTTGGTTTGCCGTAGTCTTCTTTGGGTGCTACGGGTGTGCTGGTGCTTCGTTTGGCTGGTTTTTTGCCGGCCATTATCTGTAGTTTCTAGTTTTTTGTGCAACTTTTTTGGGTTGGGCAACAAACTGTTTGCCTTTGGCGTTGCCTCGTGCTTTGGCTGTGTTTGTGGCACGTTTTTCGGCTGGGGTTAGTGCGTTCCATGCTGCGTCTGGTAGATAACGTTTTTTGCCTTTAGACGGTTTGCCGTCTGAGGTGCGCCATTTTTGGTTTGTCCAGTTTTTTAGGGACTTTTGGGGTTTGGCTAGTGCCATTAGTTTTTGTATCCGCCGCCAGCTTTTTTGTATTCGCTGGCTAGGAGTTGTGCTTTGCGGGCTGACCATTCACCGGGGTCGCCACCTTTTGACCCTGCTTTGATTTTGTTGAATAGCCGTTTGCGTAGGGCTGGTTTTGTGTAGTTGCCTGCTGCGTTTACTGGCATTAACAGTTCCATTTCTTGAGTGCTAATGCTTTGCGTGTTGGGCGACCTTTGCTGTCTTTCATTGGGCCTGGCATGCCACCCATTCTGGCGCAAAACGATTTGCGGCGTTTTGCTGCTTTGGACCCTGGTTTTAGTTTTGATGGTTTTGTTGTGACTGCCATCTTAAGTTTTGAGCCAGGGTTTTGTGCACGGTAGGACGCAACGCCTTTGGCGTTGAGTCCGCCTGTAGGGTTTTTGCCTTCTTTGCGTTGCCAGGCTGCTGTTTTAGCCACGGTGTTTTGAACCTTTCATCAGCTTGCCGTTAGGCATGCGATGATATCCTTTAGGTACTTTTTTGGCAGCTTGCTTCTTTTTTGTGTACGCCACTATTTGACTCTTTTCAGTCTTGGGTTTTTTCGTTTTGCTGCTGGGGACGCTTTGCGGGTTGCGCTAGCCAAAATGGCTCCTGCAGCTTTTTGCGAAACGCCTTGCTGTTTCGCAATCTTGTTTTGTACTGCTTTGAACCCTGGGTGCTTTTTTTGCATAACTGTCCTTAAACCTTGACTTGTGTACGTTCAACCGCTTGCGCCAGAGGCGCCGCGGTTGCACCAGTTGGGGAAACCGGGTTTTTCCGTTTCCCCCCCTATAGTCCCCCCCAGACCGTTACATGTAACAAACAGAACATCTATTGATGGCAATAGAAGAAGCAACGCTCACAGTTGCACAACAAAATTATCTTGACTGGCTGTGCACCGCTCCCTCGGAGCGGGTGCCAGCCTCCAAAGCAAAGTACGCCATAGAACACCAAGTGGACGAAACCACCCTACGACGCTGGCAAAAAAAAGAAGTGTTCGTCAACGAATGGAAGAAACGGGTAGATGACATCCAAGGGTCCCCAGAGCGTACACAAAAACTTCTGGACACACTTTACAACAAAGCCCTAGAAGGTGACACCAAGTCAGCCCAGCTTTACCTACAGGCCACCAACCGTATGTTGCCACCTACGGTAACGGTTAACTCTAATAAGAAGGCAACGGAGTTGTCCGACTCTGAGCTCGATGAACTTATTGGACAGATTGCTGCCCATGAGAAGTCGCGACGTAATTTTAAGGTGGTGTAATGGCTAAACCAGCAACTCAAAATTTAACTATTGTTCGTGGGGATACTGAGGTTATTGTTATTAATTTGACTTCAGATACTTCTGCGCCAATCAATGTTTCTGGGCGTACTTATCGTGCACAGATTCGTGACGAGAAAGATTCTTCTTCAATTGCGGCAAGTTTTTCTTGCGCAATTACTAATGCCGTAAATGGTGAAATTACTTGTACTTTGACTGCGGCTCATTCTGCGGCTTTGAGTGCTGGAACGAAGTATTGGGATTTTGAAGAAACGAACGGTTCTGTTGTCACAACAATTTTGGCTGGTTCTGTTAATGTTTTGGCCGATGTAACACGCTAATGGCTATTGTTGCCGTAACGGTTCGCCGTAGCACCGAATCTAACAGCACTATCACTAATGCCGTTGTTTCGATTGTTTCTACGGCAAATATTGGTCCAACTGGTGTTCAAGGTGCACAGGGTCCTCAGGGTAGTGTTGGTCCTCAAGGTTCGCAGGGTGCTGTTGGTGCTCAGGGTTCTCAAGGGTCTCAAGGTGCTCAGGGCGCTACGGGTTCACAGGGTCCTCAGGGTGTTCAAGGTTCGGTAGGACCACAGGGTGCGCAAGGGAATACAGGTCCGCAGGGGACTACTGGTTCTCAAGGTTTTACTGGCGCTCAAGGCGCCACAGGTCCACAAGGAGCAACTGGCCCACAAGGAGCAACAGGTGCGCAAGGTGTTATTGGCCCTCAAGGACCACAAGGTTTTACTGGTCCACAAGGTTCCACAGGTCCTCAAGGGTCACAGGGTCCTCAAGGTGCTACAGGTGCAGATAGTACGGTAGTTGGTCCGCAGGGTCCGCAAGGCGCTCAAGGAGCGCAAGGTGCCGCTGGTCCTCAAGGTGTTGCTGGTCCCCAAGGAGCTACAGGACCACAAGGTGCACAAGGTTCCCAAGGGGTAACAGGACCCCAAGGGGCTGTAGGCCCTCAAGGGGCAACAGGACCTCAGGGAGCAACAGGACCCCAAGGGGCAATAGGACCTCAGGGCGATACAGGACCTCAGGGGACTACAGGTGCGCAGGGTGCTCAAGGCCCTCAGGGTGCTGATGGTGGGTCACAACTTACAACCAAAGGTGACTTACTAACTCGTAACGGCGGTTCTTTAGTTCGTCTTCCTGTTGGTGCTACGAACGGTCATATGTTGACAGTTGATTCAACTGCGGCAACTGGTTTAGCGTGGGGTACTGTTCCTGCATCCACAATTACTAGCGCAATGATTGTGGATGGCACAATTGTGAACGCCGACATCGATGCTTCTGCCGCTATTGATAAAACAAAGATTTCCGGAACTGCTATTACTGCTGCCGATACTGGAACAGTTACCTCAACAATGATTGCAGATGGAACTATTGTTAATGCCGATATTAATGCTGCGGCGGCAATTGCTTACAGCAAACTTAGTCTTAATAACTCTATTGTGGCTGGAGATATTACAGCTGGAGCAGTTACGGCAACAAAACTGGCCAACACAGCTGTTTCTGCTGGTTCGTACACCACAGCAAATATTACTGTTGACGCTCAAGGACGTTTAACGGCTGCATCTAACGGCACAGCGGCACAAGCTACGGACAGCGACCAAAACGTTTTAGCTAACGCAATTTTTAATTAGTATATTTATTAAATGATTAGTGTTGTTACGGCAACTTACAACACACCTCCTGGTGTGTTGGCTCGCACCTGGGCTTCGCTCAAGGCACAAACATTTACTGATTGGGAGTGGGTTGTTTGGGATGATTCAACCAATGATGATGTGTGGCGACAACTTTACGGATTTGCTTCAGATGAAAGATATAAAATAGTTTTTCATAAAAGCCATGTTCATTCGGGTTCAATAGGTCAGGTAAAACGAAAAGCGTTTATGGTTGCCGAAGGCGATATTTTGGTTGAGTTGGACCACGATGACGAATTGATGCCTGATTGTTTGCAAAAAGTTGCTGAAGCTTTTAAAGATTTTTCGGTTGGTTTTGTTTATTCGGATTGGTGTGAAATATTGCCAGATGGACAATCGGGTGTATATCCCAAAGGCTGGGCCTTTGGGTATGGTTCCGAATATTGGTCTAATGAACACGGTGTTTGGGTTATGTCTGCACCAGAACTTAATCCAAAAACTTTACGACACATTGTTTCGGCACCAAACCATGTGCGATGTTGGCGGGCAAATGTTTATCGCGAAATTGGTGGACATAACCCTGATTTGCCGATTGCTGATGATTATGATTTGTTTGTCCGAACATATCTTAAAACCCGATGTTTGCATATTCCCGAGTTGCTTTATAAGCAGCATATTGGCGGACATACTGCCCAAAGACAAAAAAATGACTTAATTCAGAACTTGGTTAACGAAATTGTAGCCAAATACGGCGATTTATTGCCCCATGTAACGCCTGACGTTTGATATAGGAGATAACAATGGCAACTTTTACAAAATTGGCTTTACAACCAGCAGGTACTACCGGTACAGGTTTGGCTGTTAAGGTTGCTGCAACCGCTACTGCGGGTACAGCAATCCATACTGCATCCACAACAACAACCACAATTGATGAGATTTGGTTGTATGCAGTAAACACTTCTGCATCATCGGTCAAATTGACGATTGAATGGGGCGAAGCAACTGCACCTGATGGCAACATTGAATTAACAGTTCAACCCGAAGCAGGTTTAGTAACTGTAATCCCTGGGCTTTTGTTGCAAGGTAACGCTACGGCAAAAGTTGTTCGTGCTTTTGCGGCGACTGCGAATGTGATTTGTATTCACGGGTTCGTTAATAGAATTACGGTTTAACTATGCCGAACAGGCGTGAACTCGGTTATGTGAGTGCTGGAAGCACAAGCACTATCCCTGCTACTACTGGTTATGGTGTTGCGACTGGTGGCACTTCTAGTTCTATAACAGTTAGTAGCGTAAATTATACGCTTTTGTCGTTTACGAGTGACAGCAATCTTGTTGTTTCTACAGCGGGCTTGTTTGATATTTGTCTTGTTGGTGGTGGTTCAGGAACTTGCGGTTCAACCGTTACTGGCGGTGGCGCTCATTATGCTGGTGGTGGCGGTGGTGGCGGTGGTGTTATGGGCGCAGCCAC